TTACAATAGAAGCACCAGCACGCCGACCACGAGCGCCGCAACGCCCAGCACCTCGACCAGACACCCGCTGCACCCGGTCATACGTTTCATTTTTGCCCGCCGCCCACTACGAGTCGTCGGGACACCTGTCCAGCGGGCAAAGCGCTGCTTGGCGGACGTGATGCCAAGCGCGCGCTTCCATGAGAATCCGCGGCGGCGATGATGATGAAAATAATGGCGGCGACGTGCCATAATGATACCTCCTATTGCTGTTCTTCTTCTTCCCCCTCACGCATTCCGCGTTGGGGGCTTTTTTATTTCCGCAGCGGCGAAGCGACCGGGAACGGCAGGCGCGTCCGGTGCGTCCTGCTCTTCCTCCGCGCTGTGGTTTGCCGTTTCTGCAACTCGACGTGCGAAATTCATGACAGTATCCCGTTCATTCTGCGGCATTGCAACAAATGTTTTCAGTATAATGTGCGCCATATTGTCGAGCTTATACTTTTCGCAGAGCTGTGAAATCAGCGAATCAGAAGATTCTTCAAACATGCTTCCTTCACCCGTCCGCAGCCAACGTTCTGACACGTTGAATTGGAGACAAACAAGCTTCAGAATTTTCTCGGTGACCTCGCGGTCACCGCGCTCGATTTGAGATAGGTACGTTTGAGCAAGCGCGACTTGTTCTCCAAAATCAGCCTGATTGAGTTTCAGACTTTTCCGAACTTGTTTAATTCGGTCGTTAATCGTTTCCGTAACGATACCCCCTTTCTGTGGTGCAGTCCTATCATAGCACGAAAATACCACAAATGCAATATTTGCAATCAAAAAAGCCTTGACAAATACCGCAAAAGCGATATAATAATAGTGCAAACGCGATAAATTAAAGGAGGGCAGAAGATGAGTAGCAAAGAAAGACCAGAAGTCGAAACGCTTGCAGAAATAATCGCTGGCTTAACGGCAACTCAGCAAGCGCTACTATATGGCTTTGCACAAGGCGTAGCCCTTGCATCTACACTGGACAAGAAGAGCGCATAAGGAGGTGTTTCCATGCCGGATTTGCTCACCCGCCCCGGCGCACCGACCGCCGAGCAGCTCATCGCGACCCTCGTCAGCCTGCTGGAAGACCAGGAGGGCGTGAAAATCGAGTACACCATCGTGGACAAGCACGACGGCAACGACGACAACAAGGGCGCAGGCTAATCCCCCGCGCCCATCCCCCAACGACCAAATAAGGAGGTTTCCCTATGACCATTGGTGACAAGATGACCATCACAACGTGGCGTGCGCGTCAGCTGGCGTACCTGGAAGAGATGTACTCCCCGCGCGAACACATGGGCAAGCTGATGAGCCACCTCGGCGCGCGGCACGTCTACATACAGCTGTACAGCACCATGCGCGTGGCACTGAACAGTATGCCGGAGCAGCCCAACACCTACGTCGCTATGGCGGTCTACCGCAAGCTGCGCGAGGACATGTCCACGCTCGACGATATGCTTGACCAGCTGGAGGACACCGGGCTGTATGACCCGGACGAGTACGGCCCCGACGGGGTGGAGGTGTGACGCAATGAGCCTGACCCCCTGCGGCTACGTCGTCCAGATCCGCGTCGCGGACGTCTTGTGCCTGTACTTCACCCGCCTGTCCCAGGGCGGCATTGACCTGACTGCTGACCTCGACAAGGCAATGCTCTTCGACACCGAGGAGCGCGCCCGCGATTTCGCCCTGCACGCTGGCTACGTCCTGCGCGTGGACGAGAACGCCTTTGCGGTGGAAACGTGCTTCGAGATGACCACGCCCGACGGCGACGTGGACTTGATTGAGGCATCGCACGTCCTCCGCCCGGACGACAACAACGAGTAAACGACAAGAGGAGGTTTCCCCCTATGAGCTTTGAGATGGCACTTCTCGCCGCATTCGCCACGCTGATTGGCATCCCGGCGGCAATCCACGCCCTGGGCGAACTGCTGGTTTCCCTGGACTGCCGCACGGCATCGCGCCAGAAGCGCAGGGAGATTCGCGCTGCCATGGCGCAGCAGCCGTCTCCCGTCACCCCCGGCATGACTGCCATGATGTGCCGCCTGAAGGGAGGGCGTTTCTGATGGCCGACAAGCCCACTGACTTCTACCGTATGCGGGCAAAAGTGCTTGAAAAGCAGCTGGAGCACGAGCAGGAGTGGGAAACGTACTTCCCCGGCATCACCAACCGGGAATACGCCACCTATGCGGATGCGTGCGCGTGCGGCATGGCGCGGCGGCTGGACGAAATCGAGGCGGCGGATCTGGTCGCGTCGTGGTGCGGCTTCCAGCGGGAGCGCATCACCATCGTGACGACGGAGAAGCCGCTGGAACGCAACCGCCACGGCGACATCCGCTGCGAGGACGGCGTTACCAACTACGACCGCCGCCCGGTGCTGGTGCACACATTCTCCGTGCGCACCCCTGACGGCGCGCCCCGTGGCGAGGGCAACATCCACTACATCCGCTTCGAGGTGCTGGGGCGGCTCTATGAGCTGATGGACGGCGCCCTGCGTGTGCTGTGAGGAGGTGGAGGATATGTCTGACAGCGTTCTGATTACGCTGCTGATTTGCGCGACGGTGCTTGCGCTATCGCTCATTCCGAAAAACAAGTAACGATATTTTGAAGGAGGTTTCCCCATGAACGTATTCTTCGGCACCGGCCGCCTGACCGCTGACCCCATCATCGGCGTGGCCAGCGGCAGCGGCACGTCCGTCGCCCGGTACACCCTTGCCATCCCGCGCTGCCTGTCGGGCGAACAGCAAATCACCGACTTCGTGCGCTGCAAGGCGTTCGGCAAGGGTGCCGATTTCGCCGCCAAGTACCTGCACAAGGGGCAGCGCGTCGCCGTGCGCGGTTCGCTGGAAGTGAGCAGGTACGAGAAGGACGGTGTGCCGCAGACGATGGTGGAGGTCATCGTCAGGCAGCAGGAGTTCTGCGACGCACCCCGCAAGAAGCAGGAAGAGCCGGACGACGACCGCGATTTTCCGGAGTCGCTGGAGGAGGTGACGGGCGTTGAAGTACCCTTCTAAGGCAAAAGAAGCCATCCGCGCGAAGGAAATGCAGCCCGTGACGCTCGCCGAGGCGCTGTCGCTCCAAGACACGCAGCGCAAGTACGGCAACGAGAAAGTCGTCATCGATGGCATGACGTTCGATAGTCAGGCGGAATACCGCCGCTGGCGTGAACTCTGCCTGATGGCGCAGGCGGGCGAAATCGGCGATTTGCAGCGTCAGGTGCGGTATGAGCTTGTCCCTGTTCAGCGGGACGAGGACGGGAATGTTCTTGAGCGTGCGTGCTTCTACGTCGCCGATTTCGTCTATACCGACGCGGACGGGCGCACCGTCGTGGAGGACGTGAAGGGCTTCCGCACGAAGGAGTACCTCATCCGGCGCAAGCTGATGCTGTTCCGCTACGGCATCCGCATTCAGGAAGTGGAGGTGTAAGCGATGCTGACGACCATTGACCGCTCCAAGCTGGCGCTCTGCCCGCTGTGCAGTATGCCCGCCATCATGGAGAACCCGTATGTGCGCGAGGACGCGCTGTGGATTCGGTGCAAGACTTGTGGATTTCATGCCTGCGTCTTCAAGGACGAGGCGACCGCGCGGAAGCGGGAGGGAACGGAAGATGAGCGGCCGGAACGAGCGCCCCAAGCAGGTTGACCGGATTCTGGACTACATGCGCCGCTACGGGTCAATCACCACGCTGGACGCGATGCTTGACCTCGGCATCCTGCGCCTTGCAAGCCGCATCAGCGAGCTGAAGAAGGCGGGTGTCCCCATCCGCCGGGACTGGGCGAAGGTCACAAACCGCCACGGGGAAACGTGCAACGTACTGCGCTACAGCCTGGATGACAGCTTTGGCAGCAGCCTCGATAGCAGCCTCGATACGCCCGGCGGCGAAGAATAAGGGGGGGCAGCACCATGCCGATTGTCAACTATGTGCGGGAACATATGCGGTTCATCGAATATGCGTCTGATGAAGGACTTTCGTCCGGAGAACGCCTTGTGTGGTATGCGCTGATGCACATCATCAACGGACGCGCACAAGGGAACATCTGGCCGGAGGGGTTCATCCGCATTGCGAATGACCGGCTTCTCGCACTCTGCCCCATGCAGTTAGGTGCCGTCATCATGGCGCGGAACAGCCTCAAGCAGCGCGGCTTAATTGACTTCATCCCCGGCAGCAGGAACAAACGCGCCCCCGCCTACAAAATCAATTTCTTCTCCCCCGAATTTCCGCCCGATTCCCCCGGCAAAGCGGAGAAAATGCAAAGTTACTGCGAAAATCGAAGTAACTACAATAATAACATGGGGAGTAACTACGATAATAACATAGGGGGTAACAACGGTAACATAGTACCAAACTATACGGAAAGAGAATACCAAACAGGGAAAACGGGTTACCCAGAAGAAGAGAATGAGGAATACACCGAAGCGGAACGCGCGTGTACGGGCGGGCGCGCGCGCGATAAGCAAATCGCCGCCATCTGGCGGTCTGATTTCGGTGCGCTGCCCACCCCGGCGCAGGTGCAGCGGCTCTCCACCGCGGCGGATGTGCTGCAAATGCCGCTGACAGTGCTGCGCGAAGCCGTCCGGTGCGCCGCCGCGACGGGCGCGAAGTCCCCGACGGCGTATGTGCTGACGCTCCTGCAAGACTGGCACTATGCGGGCGTTCGGACGGCGGACGAGGTGGGCGAATACGCCTATTTGCGCGACGTGGTGGAGGGCAGACAGCCCGGCGACCGCGAAAAAGCACAGCAGGCGCTGGCACAGATGCGCCGCCGCCATCAGCGCCTGCCGGAGGACAGCGAGGAAGGGGCGGACGGCTGATGCAAGCAAGCGACATGACAACGGAGCAGCTGATTCGCTACTTCCGGTGCATGGGCAGTGCGAACGCGGTCTGCCGCGAGCATCAGCGCTGCCCGGATTGCCCGTATTACGTTCCGCAGAGCTACAACGTGCGCTTCCGTGACGCGGCGATGGAAATCGCCAATCGGCTGGAAGCTGCACTGAACCGTGGAGGACAAGCAACATGAGCAACCAATCCCCCTGCACCGACCCGCCCTACCCCTGCACGGCGCTGACGCTGGCGGAAAAGAGTGCCGTACTGGACGACCTGACGCGCCTGCTCCACCGCCAGCCGATGCTCCTTGACGAGGCGGAAGCGGTGAAAGCCGCAATCCGCGCCCTGCGCAAGGCGGCGACGGCGGATGAGTGCCGGGTGCGCAAAATTCCTGTGTACGGCATGGGACAAGCGAAGGACGCGGCGTATTCTCAGCGCGGCGATGACTATCTGCTCGAAGCCCAGCGCGTGGCAGAAGAGAATCCGCCGAATACGTCAGATATGCCGGAGAACGCCTCGGAGAATCCGCCGGAGACGGTGGAGGAAGCCGAAAATCCGCCGAAAGTGCCGCCGAAAAAGCGAAATGGCGGCTGGCGGTGCTGATAGGCGATTCGGGAGGGGCGAACATGCGGGCGAAAGAGTATCTGTCGCAGGTGCGTTTTCTCGACGAGCGGATCACCTGCAAGCTGGCGGACGCAGCGCGATTGCAGGACATGGCGACGCGCATCACGCCCATCCTGCGGGAAGACGGCGTATCCGGGGGCGGCGGTGCGCCGGATCGTCTGGCGGACGCGGTGGCGAAAATCGTTGACCTGAAAGCCGAAATCAACCGGGACATCGACCGCCTGGTGGACAAGAAGCGCGACATCGCGGCAAAGCTGGGCAAACTGACCGACCGGCGGTATTACGCGGTGCTTTTCCGGCGGTATCTGCTGTTTGAGACGTTCGAGAAGATTTCCTGCGAGATGAACTACTCGTGGCGGCACGTCTGCTCCCTGCACGGGCAGGCGCTGGAGGCGTTTCAGCGGGTGCTGGACGAGGATGAACCGATGCAAGGGAGGAGAACGCAAGGGTGATGGGGAATCCTGTGGCGGCAGTGCTTGGCGGGTGCGCGGTTTGCCATCTTTGCGCTTATAGGGATGCAATGCGGCGGCGCGATGATGCGCCGGAACTGCTTTTGCTTCGCGCGTTTGGTCTTGCAATCTTTGCGGGTTTTGCCCTTGCGGTTGAGCAGCGGTTATGAGGTGGAGGAATGGCGATAATCGGCGTGCTGTGTCTGCTGGCGGCGGTGGTCTGTGTGGCGTGTGTGATGGTGAACAGGCGGTAAAAGCAAAAGGCGGTCAGCAGTACAATCGCCGCTGACCGCATGGGATGATTTACGCCGCCGCTAACAAAAGATTATTTTTGTATACCACATTGCGTTGCTGAACGCTTCGGCGTACAATACCGAAATCTCCCCTGTGGAGGCTCACGGCACGAGCAAATCCACCGGGATTTCCAGCGCGGCGGCAACGGTGCGCATCCGCTCCAGCGGCACGGACTGCTTGCCGTACTCCCACAGCTGCACGACGCGTTCAGCACTTGCGCCGGTATAGCCGCACATTTCGCCAAGGGCGCGTTGGGTCAGTCCGCGCTCCTTGCGCTTGCTTTTGATAAGGGCGGGGATGCTTTCGACAGGGGGATTCGACGGGTTGTAGCACATGATGATGACACTCCTTTCATGTGCTATTGTGCCGCAATCAACATATTGTGTCAAGAGACAAAACAGAGATTTTCGCTTTTTTCCTCCCAATCTGCATGAAACGAAACAGCGAACGCTTGTCGCTTGCTTGACTTCCTGCCCTGCCGTATGGTACAATCGAAGGGTGAAGCATATAAATGTTCGCTGCCGTTCTCTTCACGGAGAATGTGGATTGAAATAATCAACGCTGCGAGGGCGCTAACCAGCAACGCGATGCCACTGAAGAGCTTCACAGTTGCTGCAAGTTCCAGCTTGCGGCGTTTTTTTTCTTGCCATTACTGCAGATGTGTGCATAGAATATCATAGTATTTCATACCCCACTCATGCTATACTGCACATGGAAACCTCCAATCACCTCACCCGACGGACGCGCCAGTCTCCGCCGGGTATTTTTGTGCCCCAAATTCGCTGTGCCCCGCGTGTGGAGGCGCAATTCCTCATTCCGCATTCCAGAAAGGATGGTGGACTTGGCTGGACTGACCGAGAAACAGCGCCGCTTCTGCGACGAATACCTCATCGACCTGAACGCGACGCAAGCCGCCATCCGCGCCGGATATTCCCCGAAAACGGCAGCGGCGATTGCGGCAGAAAACCTCACAAAACCTAAGGTTGCTGAAAACATCAAAAAGCGCATGAACGAAAAGGAAGATGCGCTGATTGCCAAGCAGGACGAAGTGCTGAAATACCTGACGGCGGTGATGCGCCGGGAGATGAAGGAATTTGTCGTCGTGACCTGCATGGAGGAGAAGACGGAAGTCATCCCTGGCGAGGGCGGCAGCAAGCCCACCCGGCGCACGACGAAGAAGGAAGAACCGAAGGTCGTCGAGATTCCGGCGCGGCTGTGCGACGCGAACAAGGCGGCAGAGCTGCTGGGCAAGCGCTACGGGCTGTTCACGGACAGGGTGGATGTGTCGGGCAGCCTGCCGGTGATTCTGGCGGGAGAGGATGCGCTTGACGACTAATCAGCCGCGAATCTACCTGCCGGATGTCGTCGGGCGCGGCTACGGCGCGTTCTGGCGCTTCACGGGGCGCTACCGCGTGTGCAAAGGCAGCCGCGCAAGCAAGAAAAGCACCACGACGGCGCTGAATTTCATCTACCGCATGATGAAGTACCCCGGCGCAAACCTGCTGGTCATCCGCAAAACGTACCGCACCTTGCGCGACAGCTGCTTCACACAGCTTCTCTGGGCGATTCACCGCCTGCAAGTGGAGGCGTTCTGGAGCTGGAAGGAAAGTCCGCTGGAAATCACCTACAAGCCGACGGGGCAGAAAATCTACTTTCGCGGCATGGATGATCCATTGAAATTGACCTCCATCACCGCGCAGAGCGGCGTGCTGTGCTGGGTGTGGATTGAAGAAGCCTACGAAATCATGAACGAGAGCGACTTCAACACGCTGGATGAATCCATCCGCGGCGAATGCGCACCGCCGCTGTTCAAGCAAATCACGCTGACGTTCAACCCGTGGAATCAGAAGCACTGGCTGAAAGCACGCTTTTTCGACGTGCAAGACCCGGACATCCTCGCCATCACAACGAACTACCAGTGCAACGAGTGGCTGGACAAGCAGGACTTGCGCCTATTCGAGCGGATGAAGGCGACGAACCCGCGCCGCTACGCCGTGGCTGGCTTAGGGAACTGGGGCATCGTGGAAGGGCTCATCTACGAGCACTGGCAGGAATCCCCGTTCGACCCGGCGGAAATCAGCCGGACGGGCAAGCTGGAATCCGTGTTCGGCTTGGACTTCGGCTTCACCAACGACCCGACGGCGCTCTTCTGTGGATTGTTGGACATTCCGGCGCGCCGCCTGTACGTCTTTGATGAGCTGTACGAACGGGGGCTGACGAACGACATGATTGCCAAGCGCGTGACGGCGATGGGCTACGGCAAAGTGAGCATCACCGCCGACGGCGCCGAGCCGAAATCCATTGCTGAGCTGCGCGGCATGGGCTTGCGTGTGCACAGCGCGGCGAAAGGCGCGGACAGCATCCGCAGCGGCATCCAGTGGATTCAAAATCTCGAAATCATCATCCACCCGCGCTGCGCGAATTTCATAACGGAAATCAGCAATTACACATGGGACAAGGACAAGTTCGGCAAGATGCTCGATGGCCCCATTGACGACTTCAACCACCTGATGGACGCCATGCGGTATGGGCTGGAAAAGTTCATTGTGGGGAAAAAGTGGACGTATTGACGGGCAAATCCGCGAAGTCGGCGAACCATTCGAGATAGACGGCAAGAAAGCAGAGTACCCCGGCGAGTTCGGACGACCCGAAGAGGACTGCAACTGCCGCTGCGTCGCGCTGACAAGGGCGAAGTGGGCGCTGGATGCGGACGAGTTGCAGACCATGAAGGACAGGGCGAAGTTCTTTGGGCTGGACAAGGCGGAGAACTTTAAGGAGTTTGAAGAAAAATACCTGAATGCGGGAAAGGTATTGCAGAGCAGAAAAAATGATGGTATAATGAAAACACAGAATAACGTCGTTCGTGATGCGATTGCTTCAGGCAGTGTAAGCACGAAAGTGAACCCTCAAAAGCAAGGCAGACACATCAAGAGCAGTTCAACATACATCGAGGGACGAAGTTATCTGTATGGAACGCTGGAAGATGCGCAGCAACTTGTGAATGCGCTATCGGGAACAGGAACACCACTGTTTGATGATAATGGTGAATGGCTACGCAAAGAGCGAGTGGACGCAGGAAAGAACTTTGGTGTACACGTTTCGCCGGAAACGGGTGAAGAAACGGAAACATCTAAGGGAATGCTGATTTACTCAAAAACAGGAACGCATCTTGTTCCGAGAAAGGAGACACCAAAATGAACCTGAAGCAGTATTATAACAAGCAGGTCAAAATCGTAAGCAAAAGCGGCAAAGTATTCTGGGGAACTGTGAATGATTACTTTTATCCCGAAGATAACGATACGGGCAAAGAAAGCATCGCGATAGACACGCTGGACGGGCAGCTGATTGGGTTCGACGAGGACAGCATTCAGGAAATCAGCGTGGTGCCGTGACAGAAACGGAGGTTTTTCATTGGCAACCTACAAACGCAATGACGAGGAAACGCCAAGCGGTGGCGCATATTCCGAGATTTATTATTTTGACGACGATGGAAACCCGGCTGATGAAGAAGAAGCAACCCGGTGTGTCATCAGAGAATGTGACAAGAACGGTAACTTGCTGAACGAAGTCTGGGGAACTGTCTAACGCCATGCAGAATATTGCAATAGCAAAGAGCCAAGCGAAATAGCGAAGAAAATCAGCTCGATTATTAAAAAGGCGGTGGGCAAGAAATGACGAAAGCCGAATTCATTGCAAAAGCCACGGAGTACGGCTACATGGACGAGGACATCGAAGAAATGATTGAGTTGGTCGAGGATGCAAATCAAGATGGCGTTCCCATGTCGTATGATTATCTCGCAGAAAACGTCTTGGCAGAACAACCCGCATATTAA